AAAGCCCCGTCCGGTTTAAGGGACGGGGCTTGCCATGCGAGGTGCAAGGCGGTAGGGTGCATCTGTCACAACGCTGAGCCTTTGATACCATGACGCGCGATGCAGCGCAAGGCTTGGCCCACGTAAGGGCTTTTTCCATGAAAGCAATTGAAACCCGTTACAAGGGCTACCGGTTCCGCAGCCGCCTTGAGGCGCGCTGGGCCGTGTTCTTTGATGCGATGGGCCTGACTTGGGAATATGAGCCTGAGGGCTTTGAAACCGATGCGGGCTGGTATCTGCCGGATTTCCGAGTTTTTACCCCTCAGGGGAACCCGATCTGGTATGAGATTAAACCACAATGGCATGTTTCGGATGCAAAGATGAACGCATTTGAGGAAACACTTTGCGCCGATTTGGAGCCAAACCAATGTTCAACTGCGAGAGTGGCGCTGCTGTCAGGCGATCCGATTACAGTTTTGGCAAACCCTAAAGTCACAATTTGCCCGCGCTGCGGCTTCATTTGCGAGCCTGCATATGGTTTTCATGAAAGCCAGTGTGAACACCCCCGTCTTTCACTATTTGAAATTTTGGTAGGATGCTGGCCTTGTGACATGGAAACACCTTCAGGTGGTGATAATGATTGGGAGAACGGTGTTTTTGGGCGCGGCGTGACTGCCCGCAAAGGATGGGTTCAAACCTTCAGCAGAGAAACGTCTATTCCAGAGGTTCACAGTGCGGCAGTCAAAGCCCGATCCGCCCGCTTCGAGCATGGTGAAACGCCGTGATTGATGCAGCGCAGTCTTACGTCGCGCGCGGATGGTGTGTGTTTCCCGCACCGATTGGCGAAAAGAAATCCCTTATGTCGGCAAAGAATGACCGACTTGGGCGCAAATGGGGAGCCACATGCGAACCTGATGATGTGGTCAATTACTGGAACAAATGGCCAAACGCTAACGTGGCCGTCGTCACCGGCCCTCAATCCGGCATATGGGTGTTGGACATAGACACGCCGGAAGGTCATGCCCGCGACGGGTTTGCCAGTCTCGCCGCACTGGTGGCGGAACACGGTCCGTTGCCTGAGACGCTGACGGCAGAGTCGCCAAGCGGCAGCCGTCACCTATACTTCAACTGGCCATCGGCAGGGGGCATCCGAAACACGACCAACGTCCCCGGCCCAGGGCTGGACGTGCGCGCCGAAGGCGGAATGGTCATTGCGCCGCCGTCTGTCAAACCTGACGGCGGGCGGTATATTTGGGTGAACGCTTCACCCGTGGCAGATGCACCGCAATGGCTTCTTGACCTCGTTACGCCTGACGCACCACAGATGCCCGCGCCGCGCCGCGCCACACCACCCGCGCTGGGTGAGGTCGAGGAACTGCTGACATATATCGACCCGAACGCGGGCGGCTATAAGCACTGGCAGACGATCCTTTCGGCCATTCACGATGCGTCCGGCGGCTCAGACGACGGCATGCACTTGGCCGACAAATGGTCAGAACGCGGGGCGAACCATAACCCCGGGGTGAAGTGCAAGACAAATGGCCCACTTTTACATCGGGTAAAGGCGGCGGATCGGGCATGGGAACAATAGGCTACCACGCAAAACAGGCCGGGGCGGATGTTGCAGCCATAGGGGCGCGACACCGCCTGTTGAACATGCCCGGCCCGTCTCACGTTCCAGCCGGTATGATGCCGACCGCGCCTGTGCAGGGGATGCCCAGCGCGCCTGTGCAGGGGATGCCCAGCGCGCCGCGCGCGGCAAGCGTGGTCGATCTGATCTGTGCCAAGATACAAGAAAACCCCCACGAATCGGTTCACACCGTGGCCGAAGAAGTGGCGCGGCTGAAGCCGGTTGATCGGGAAACCGTGTTTGATTACTGCAAAGACCAGGGCGTCAAAATAAAGATGCAGATTGCCGTCAAGGAATCCGTTGCAGATAGCCGAAAAGCGGCGATGGAACTGCGCGGCCTGATAGCAGACAAGAACGGCGGCCCGGTCCCGAACATGACCAATATCAAACGGGTGCTTTGCAGCGAGGAAGGTTGGCGCGGCACGTTTGCCAAGAGTCTATTCGATGACGCGGTTTGGCTGCGCCGACCTGACACCCGGCAGTTGACTGACGACGACGTGCTTAAGGTCATGGAAGTCATGCAAAGCGATCTGTTTCCGTCCATAGGGGTTGAGACAGTCCGGCACGGCGTCCAAGCTGCGGCGGCGGGCAACACGTTTCACCCTGTCAGGGAATATCTGGAAAGCCTGCAATGGGATGGGGTAGCGCGCGCCGGAACGCTGTTCACCACATATTTTCCATGCGCGTCTGAGGATCCTCAATATCTGAGGGCGGTGGGTGAGAAATTCCTGATCGGTGCTGTGGCCCGCGTAATGCAGCCGGGATGCAAGGTGGACACCATGCCGGTCATCGCGGGCAGTCAGGGGCAGAAGAAATCAAGCGGCCTGGCCGCGCTGGTCGGTGATCAATGGTATGGCAACGATATGCCGGACATGACCCAGAAAGACGCCAAGGAATGGCTGCGCGGAAAGTGGATGGCTGAGATAGGCGAGTTGTCGGCCATGCGCGGCAAGGACATCGAACACATCAAGAATTTCCTGTCCACCACCAGCGACAGCTACCGCAAGTCTTACGGACACGTCACGCAGACCTATCCGCGGCAGACCGTCTTTGCAGGGACCGTCAACGGCAACGAGTATCTGTCAGACGAGACGGGCAACAGGCGCTTCTGGCCCCTTCAGATGATTGAGGGGGCGCTGGTCGATGTGGAAGGGCTTGCGCGCGACAGGGGGCAGCTATGGGCTGAGGCGCTGCACATGTATTACAGCGGCACGGCGTGGTGGTTTGATGAGGGTGAGTCGGCAACCCTATCGGCGCAACAGGCAGCTGCCCGGTCGGTAGACATCGACGAGACCCGTGTCGTGGAATGGCTGCGCGAACAAGAAGGCCCCGTCACGGCGAAAGGCGTGGCCGCAAGGCTCTTTGCAGACGCGCCCGGCAACAAGTCGCTGTCGATGCGGGTGGCACGATACCTTCAAGCGGCGGGCTGGCGTCCTGTCAGGCGCGTATCAGGCACAAAGCAATGGGACAGGGGGCGCGGTGCAGAGCCTTACGTTTCCCCTTCAAGCGGGGGGAACGTTATGCCCATGACGCCGCGCCGTTAAATTACCGTTAAATTGCCGTTAAATTACTGCCCCGCCCCGTTAAATTGTGGCGGGGCTTTTTCTTTGGTTTGGTGTATCATGGTAACACTGGCTCAAAAACGGGTGGCCTCGGTAAGTCTTTGATTTGTAAGGCTGGATGTCATTGTGTATCCTTGTGCCACCTACTTATAGAGTTCTGGACAGAAAGAAGAATGAGGGTAGTTTACAATTACTATAATTTACAGAATGGTAATAGATGCATTTTTTAATGGCAGCCCTCTATAGGAAACAAGTGGCACAAGGATACACAATGACATCCAGCCTTACAAATCAATGGGTTAGCGAGGCCACCCGTGAGGCCACCCGTTAAAGTTGTAAACGAGTGGCACTGCTTGACAACGATGGCGGCCTGGGGTAAAAGAAGCGGGCGCGGAGGTCATCACACCTCGACGCGCCCATACCAGCGAAAAGGAACTTCGCCAGATGTCAAACTCAATACGCCAAATTCCCGTCGAGGGCAACATAGACTACATCGCACTTGAAAAGGTCTGTGATGATCTGCGTGATGCTCACAAGGCTGCGCTCCGCGCATTGGAAAATGCCAAACGAACCTTGGACGATCCTTCTACTTATCCGCCATCAGCCCCTCCACTGAACATGGACGAACTCCGCGTTCGGCATTGGCTGCGCGGTCAGGAAGGCCTCGTCACGGCTGCACATGTTGCTGACGTGCTGTTTGGAAATCGTCCCCCAAACAAATCGCTTTCAATGAGCATGGCCAAATATCTCAAGGCTGCCGGATGGTATCCTGCCAGGAGAGTGCAGGGCACGCAATACTGGGCCCGTGGTGCTCGTGCTGAGCGGGTGTCGTAATGCAGATGCCCCATAACGGATTGACAGCCTGGCCGCAGGTGGCCCGCCTGAACACGGACGACACGTCACATCACCGGGAACGCTGGCCGACGCTGGATTGGGTCTGGGATGAACTGGACATGCTGCGCCGCTGGCAGGACGAGGCGGTTGATCCTGACGATCATGAGGCCGCGCTGTACGAGCGTGACGCGCTGTCAGAGCAGCGTGACGCGCTGTCAGAGGCCGTCCGGCTGTTGTTAGAGCCTGAGCCGGACATGGAGCGCGTGCATGCCATTCTGATGGGGGGTTGGTCATGACTGATAACGCATACCAGGCAGCACGCATGAGGGACATGTGGTCCGCCGTAGTGATAGCCGCGATCAATGATGCAATTCGCCATGCCTCAAGGGAATCCGAAAAGAACAAAGGCCGGGCGCTGAAAACCCTTGAGTTGTGGGCAAACTCGCGGGATGGTAGGGACGTGCTCCGCATGGCTGGTATCGACCCCGACAAGCGTGTTACTGACAGCATGGTAGCATTCGCGGCCAAGGGCGTGCCATCCACAACGCCGCGCAAAAAGGGGGCCAAGCTATGATGCCTGCACCGAAATTTCCCCAATATAAGACGGTTCCGACCGATAGCCTGATACCGTACGTACGCAACGCCCGCACACATTCGCCGCAGCAGGTGGACAAAATCGCGGCTTCGATCCGTGAATTTGGGTTTCTGTCACCTATAATTACGGACGGGCAAAACGGCATTTTGGCGGGCCACGGGCGCGTCATGGCGGCCCAGAAGCTGGGGCTTGATACGCTGCCGACGATTGACGCGGCGCACCTGACCGAGGCGCAGCGGCGCGCCTATGTGCTGGCAGACAACCGCACGGCATTGGACGCAGGCTGGGACAACGATCTGCTCAAGATCGAGTTGCAGGATCTGGAAGCTGAGGGGTTCGGCCTGTCATTGACCGGGTTTGACTTGGGCGAGTTGACCAGCATATTCTTGGAGCCAAGTATGGAAGCGCCCGACAGCAGTTCAAAGGAATTGACCCTGACGCATACGCAATGGACCACAAGTGCCCTAAGTGCGGATTTGAATATGACGAATAAGCCCACCTGCGCATGGTCACTTGCCGATCTGGACAATGTGCCGAGCAACGGCGTCAAAGTCATGTCAACATTCGCCTGCGGCGGCGGGTCAAGCATGGGATACAAGCGGGCAGGGTGTGAGATTGTTGCGGCCAATGACATTGACCCTGAAATGGCATGGCACTATCAGCGCAATCTTTCGCCCAAGCATTATTTCCTTTGCCCTATTGGTGATCTGATCAGCCGGGAATTGCCGCAAGAGTTGTTTGAGTTGGATATTCTGGACGGCTCGCCGCCCTGTTCAACTTTCAGCATGGCGGGCAGCCGAGAAAAGGCATGGGGTAAGGATAAGCATTTCCGCGAGGGGCAGGCTAAGCAGGTCCTGAGTGATCTGTTCTTTGACTATCTGGACCTTGTGGAACGCCTCAAGCCGAAGGTGGCAATCGCTGAAAACGTAAAAGGTATGATCTTGGGGAACGCCAAGGGCTATACTAAAATGATTATGGCGCGGTTTCGTGAAATTGGATACCGCCCGCAACTGTTCCTGATCAACGCCGCAGATTGTGGAGTGCCGCAGCGGCGTGAACGGGTGTTTTCTGTGCTGTTCGGAATGACATTGACGTGCCGCCGTTGCATCTTGCACCAACCCACCGATGGATCAGCGCGGGCGAGGCTTGTGCGGATGTGCGTAACGACCTGGGCAATTATCAAATGGTCACGGCGTCAAATCAGCGGCATACTCTGGCCGGACGGCTTAAACCTTGGCCAATGACGCAGCCATCACCCACGCTTGTGGCTCAGTCGCGCGATGAGTTGATTGACCAGAAAAAGGGTTTTGCGTCGTGGACATACGCTGACGCGAAACGCCTCGGATCATTCCCCGACGATTATCAAGCAAAATCTGACAAGATCGGCAAATACATGGTCGGCATGAGCGTGCCGCCCAAAATGACAGAGGTTGTGGCGCGGGGCCGTGTGCGCTCAGTGGCTGAGCGCGTATGAACCACCTTGTCAACAATAATTACCTGCGCTATATTTGCCGCATGGATGGAATGCCTAAAAAACCCCTGTGGCCCGCAAACAGCACGCGCCGACCGATGCGCAGCGCCAGCTTGTCGAGCTTCACGCGACGGTTGGCACGACCCAGGACATGATCGCCCGCGTGATAGGCATCGACAAAAAGACGTTGCGGCTGCACTACCGCGACGAGTTGGACCTATCTATGGCGAAAGCAAACGCCACAATCGGCGGCGCGCTGTTCAACAAAGCCAAAGGCGGCGACACGGCGTCCATGACATTCTGGCTCAAGACGCGCGCCCGGTGGCGCGAAACGGCTGACGTGAACCATGTTAGCGAGGACGGCAGCATGACACCAACTCGGATCGTGATCGAAGCTGCAAAGTCTGATGACCAGCGCGACGATTAAATTGCCGGAAAAGCTGGTGCCGGTCTTTGCCGCACCACGAGGCTCTGTCAGCTACCGTGCGCTGTTCAGTGGTCGAGGGGCGGGCAAGTCATACAGCGCCGCCCTGATGGCCGCTGTGTGGGGCTATGCCGACAAAATGAAGGTGCTTTGCGTCCGAGAGTTCCAGGTCAGCATCAAGGACAGCTTTCACGCCGAATTGAAATTTGCCATCGACTCGACACCGTTCCTTTCCGCCCATTACGACGTGGGCGTCGATTACATCAAAGGCGCAAACGGGACTGAGTTCATATTCAAGGGGCTGCGCCGCAACGAGCAATCTATAAAATCACTGGCCAAGATCGATCTGACCATAATCGAGGAAGCCGAGGATATACCAGAAAGCGGTTGGCTGGCCTTGGAAGCTACAGTTTTTCGGCAGCCGAAGTCTGAGATATGGGCTTTATGGAACCCTCGCGACGAATCCAGCCCTGTTGACAAGCGGTTCCGGCAAAACCCGCCCGACTCCGCAATCGTGGTCGAAATCAACTGGGCCGACAATCCGTTCTTCCCCGAAGGACTGGAAAAGCTGCGCAGGCGAGAGCAAGAGCGGCTGGACCCCGGCACATACGCACATGTGTGGGACGGGGCCTACCTGCAAAACAGCAACTCCCAAGTCTTTCACGGCAAAGTGCATGTTGAAGACTTTGAACCGCGCGACGATTGGGATGGGCCATATTTCGGCGGGGATTTTGGCTATTCACAAGACCCTACGGCTGCGGTTGAAGTGTGGGTGTTTGGTGCGGATATCTGGATCAGGCGCGAAAAGTTCGGCAAGCAGATGGAATACGACGACACGCCAGCCGCCGTTGAATCGGCCATTCCAGGCTTTGACCGCCAGATAAGCCGTTGGGACAGCGCCAGCCCCGCCGCAATCAGCCATTTGAAGCGGCACGGCCTGCCGTTGGCCAGATCAGTTCGCAAGTGGCCCGGCAGCATCGAGGACGGCATCGCGTACCTTCGGAACTTTGCGCGTATTGTAATTCACCCCGATTGTGCTAACATGCAGCGGGAAGCGCGGCTTTACAGCTACAAGGTGAACGATGCGGGCGACGTTGGCACGAAGATCATCGATGCGCACAACCACGGATGGGACGCTGTTCGATACGCGGTTGAGCCTTTGATATCATCCCAGCACATGGATTGGCGAAAAATACTATGACAATCATGGACGGCCTGCGCAACATCGTCGCCAATCTCGGCACGGACCGGGACAAGGCTGCGCACACCCATTATTACAACACCACGATTGCCGACGATCAGCTTGTCGCCATGTACCGCACCAGTGCCATTGCACGCAACGTAGTGGACCTGCCCGCAGAGGATGCGACCCGTGAATGGCGGGAATGGCAAGCCGATGCGGTGCAGATCAGCGCGATTGAAGCTGAGGAAATGCGTCTGGGCTTGCAGGGCAAGACGATGCAAAACCTCAAGCGCGCGCGGCTGT